GCCGAGGAGCTCCTGGACGGCGCGTAGATCGCCGGTGTGCAGATAGCCCAGCGTGGCGGCAGTGTGGCGCAGCGCATGGTTGGAAATGCCTGGGCGCTTCAGGCCAGCGACGCGCAGATACTTGTCGGTGTGGATGCGGATGGTGCGGCGGCTCAGCCGGACCGCACCGCCGTAATATCCGACAGTGAGGAACAGCGGAGTGCCCAGTTTGTCGGGCGCTGCCTGGGCACGCAGGTCTATGTACTCCTTCAGGTAGCCGGCTGTGTCCGGCCGCAGGTAGACAATGCGGTCGCGGGTCTTGCCGCGCACGACCAGCGCGAAATCCTCTCTCTTCTGCAGTAGATCCTCGAGATTGGCCCGATGAACCTCGATCGTGCGCAGGGCGTGCAACGCCATCAGGCTGATCATGAGGAGATTGCGCAAAGTGCGGACTCTCTCCATGCCAGTCGCCTGCGCAGGATCGGGGATGGCGGCGAGCAGTCGGGTCAGTTCCTCATCGGAGAGATATTTGAAATCCTCTGTGGCGTTGCGGACGCGCGGGGACTTCACGTCGACAGCCGGGTTGTCGGGGCGCAAACCGGCGTTGCGGGCAGCTTCGTAGAAGCGGCGCACGATGGACAGCTTCCATTTGACGGTGACGGGGTTGTAGGGATGGTCGATCAGCGCCTGACGGTAACGTTTGATATGCAGCGCTGTCACGGTGGCGGGATCGAAGCCTTGCTCAACGCACCAAGTTAGCCAGAGTTCAACCTCGCTGCGGTAGCTGCGGATGGTGTCGTGGGAAGCATCGCCACTGGCTACGTCAATGCGCAGGAAGTCGGCGAAAGCAGCGTCGAGCTCGGTTGCGCGTCGCGACGGGCGGCAAGTCACGAGAGAAGTCATTGAGAATCCTTATTGGTCATAGCGTTGAGCAGCGGTGGCGGCCATCTGCGGCGCCGCTAAAAGGAAGCAGGACAGCGCGACTACGGGGCCCCGCCCTGACGCCGTGTTTTCTGTGCGGGATTGTTCACGAACGACTTGCTGAACCGAGTCGAACGAGTGATGAATCGTGGTGCGCAGGAACTAGCCTGATCGCACCAAGGAACATCACATGCCCACTTACAGCATCGACAGCGACAATAATTTGGCCGTGCACCCCGACAAGGACGCCGCCATCAATGAAGCCGGAGCAAACGGTACAGCATTTGCGACGGAGGCGGAACTCAGCGAAGCCACAGCCTTGTGGTCGGCGAGCCGCCTGGTAGACGTCTGGAACGGATTTGCCGGCGCGCCGCCCTTTGCGGAACTGAAGGAGGTCAAACGCTTCACGGATCGCAAGAGCGCGGTGACCAGGATCTGGACGGTGGCCCAGCGTCTGGGCCAGGCGCTCGAGGAAGAGATGAAGATCGCGGAGCAGGACATGCTCCGGGCACAGCAGGAGATGCTGCGCACCACGAAGGCCACGAAACCGGCCAAGGGCGTGCTCACGGCCGCGCCCAAGGCGCCGGCCAAGCCGAAGGCAACCAAGGACGCCACCAGCACGGACGACGCGCCTGCGCCCAAACAGCGCGAAGGCACGCGCAAGGCCACGATGATCGCGCTGCTCGAACGCGAGGGTGGTGCAACTTTGGAGGAGATTATGGCCGAAACGGCCTGGCAAAAACACTCAGTTCGAGGCTTCATCTCCACGCTGGGCAGCAAGCACGGCTACACGATTGTTAGCACGCGCCGCGAGACCGACAAGGCTCGCTGCTACGCCATCACGAAGTAGACGCACACCAGCGCATGGACAGAAGAAGCCGCCCCGGCCGGATAAGGCTAGGGCGGCTTTTTGCGTCTGCGATGAAGCGCAGCGTTTACTTCGACGGCGCAGTGAACGTGGTCCCGTCGTACGTCCAGCCGACGGCCGGCATCGGCTTGATCGTGTCGATGCGGATGGCGCCGGGATACTCCGCGCTGATCGTCGCAGGCAAGCCCGTCACGACCTGGGTAACCACGCCACTGGTCACGATCGCGAACGTCTGCGGCGCCGTCCAGGTCGTTCCGTCATAACCCCAGCCGATGCCGGGCTGGGGCGTGATGCCGTCGATCCGCGGCGAACCAGGGTAGTTCGCATCGACAAACGACTGGCTGGCGACGATCGTGTTGACCACGACGCCGTTCTGAATGACGGCATAGACCGTCTCAGACGACGCGGACAGCGTGTACGCTGCCACGCAGAACAAAACCAAAATGAGTAACAGTCGTTTCACGTTTTCACTCCTTATTCGAACCAGTTCACAATGATGATTCCAGAACCTCCGGCGCCGCCGGTCTCGGTCGTGGAAGATGAAGCTCCTCCACCACCTCCGCCACCGCCGGTGTTTGCAGCAGCAGCCGTTCCTGTTGTGTTCCAATTGCCAGCGTTGCCGGCACCGCAAGAGCCTCTACCCGCACCTTGGTAGATGTTTGTACCGACTCCACTGCCGCCACCGCCGCCGTAACCCAACAGGCACGGTCCACCGTTGCCAGAGTGACCGCCGTTACTGGCAAAGGGGGAACTCCCGGCGCCATTGGAGCCTGGTCCTCCGGGAACGATCTGGAATGTTGAAGTGCTAGTGCTAGCCATTACCCCAGCAACCCCACCACTGGCGGTGATATAGGATCCGAAAGTGGTCGTTCCTCCAACGGTATGGGCAGCACCTCCTGCGCCAATGGTCACTGTGACGGCTCCTGGGATCTGAGCCATCAAGTGCACCACCTTGCCGCCGCCGCCACCTATTCCAGCGTCTGTACCGTCTCCGTTCCCGCCGCCCCCACCACCACCGACGGCAATCACATCCACCCAACCGCCAAGGGCCAGGAGGTTAGCAGACGGTGTGAACGTCCCGCTGGAGAGGAAGATCGCCTGCTTTCGCGTCGCCTTGTTGTTGAGGAGTGTCGCCAAGGAACTCTGTCCAAACGTCACGCCGGCAGAGAGTGCCATTACTAAGAGCAATCTGACTGTTTTCATTCTGTGAACCCCGCTTACTCAAACCAAGTCACAATCACGATGCCAGAGCCCCCGGCATTGCTAGCCATACCTCCGCCACCGGTATTCGCAGCACCGGTATAGCTGCCAGCTGCACTGCCTCCGCCACAGGAGCCATAAGTGTAAGGCGCCCCTGATGCACCACCACCGCCATAGCCTAAGAGGCAGGCACCACCACCTCCACCCGGAGGATAACTGTACACAATATCGCTAGAACCACACTGGCCGGCGCCTCCAGCACCGTCCCCTCCGCAGTAGCTTCCATTGGTCGGCGTTAATCCGCCGGGCGCAGTAACGAGCGCGCCGAACGTAGTCGTTCCGCCAGCGGCGTAGGCGGCACCTCCCGCGCCAATGGTCACTGTAGTTGCGCCGGCCACCTGGACGACCTTATCTTGCACGGAGCCACCATTGCCGCCATTCGTCCCGCCGCCACCACCGCCGCCACCGCCGACGGCGATGACCTCGACCCAGCCACCGAGCTTGAGCAGGTTGGCGGACGGCGTGAACGTCCCGCTGGCAATGAATACCTGCTGCTTTTGAATGACCTTGTTGTTGAAGAGCCCCGACAGCGAAGTCTGAGCGAGAAGCGCGGCGCACGCGCAAAGTAAAGCGCAGAATAGTTTAACTGCCTTCATCACATTAGCCTCCAGTTTGTAGACATGCACACCAGCGTGAAGCTGGTATTGAGCACGTCGATCGTTAAATTCGTGCATTCAGGATGGTCGCGCTACGCGCTAATACAACTGGCTGACGTTCATCGCATAGGCGTAAGAGAAGCTCGCACACGTCGGCTTCGTCATGTTGACCGTGATCGGATCCGCAGTTACTATTTGCCGCGCAGGACTGCCGCGAACAAGGCGAGCAGCAACGCACCGCACGCTGCGCATGCGATCTTGAACCACAGGAAGAGCGAGCGTGCCTGGTCCGTCGCAGTGCTCGCCTCCGCGCGAGCATCGTCCACCTTGTCGCGCATCTCCTTCAGGTCGCGATCGCGAATGTCATTGATCTTGTTCCACAGATCGCGCCGGTCTGCCGCACAGTCGTCCAGACGGCGCCGGGCTTCCGCTTGAAACTCACGCGTGTTCGTGTAGCCCTCTGCCAGCTTCTCGAGGGAAGCTTTGATTTCATTCACGCTGCTCTGCAGGCCGGAGATTTGTGCAATCAGGGATGCCATTTGTCGAGACAGTTCCTGGATGTTTGGTACTTGTTCGCTCACAGAGTTTTCCTCATCGGTCTGGTCAACAAAAGCCAGGCACAGGACGCCGTCCTGCTCGCCCCGGTGGCGCACGTGCCGGCAACCGCACCAGATCACCGCGCCAAAAGGATCGGCATACACGGAGCAGCGATAGTTGCAGGTGGGACAAACAGGGGCGGGACCAGGCACCCAGCGAAGGCGCGACGCGCGCTCACTGGGCGGCATGCCCCAAGGCTGGAGCGGTCGCCGACGCGTTGCCGCATGGCAGGGGACTCTGCTTCAGGTAGGCAAAGACGGTCTTCAGCGCGGAGAAGACAAGCATGCCGGCGAGCGCTTCCCAGAAGCGCGCGTCATGCAAGAAACCCGGAGCCACCACTGCGGCGCCGAGCGCGACCGTGCCGGAATCCCCGAGCGCGGAGAGCAGCGCGGCCAGCAGGCCGTGCAACCAGATACGCATATTGCTGTTCATCGTTCACCTCTCGGAGCGGGGCATAGGGCCCCCGCTCCATCTGCATGGATGTTTTGGGATCAGACGCCGGGCGCCTAAGCCGTGACGGGCGTGGACTTTTTGAACCAGCCCAGCTTGTTGAAGGTGTCGACCAGCGTGCTGGCGATGGACGTCACGTAGGTGGTGAGTTTGTCGATGGGTACGACGGAAGCCACACTCTGTTCCGTCGTGTACAGCGACTGCAGAGCCGCCTGCACGACGTTGAGTTTGGTAGCGCCGGTCTGGGCGGCGCTGTTGCCGGTCGCCCCAGCGACTTCCTGGAAGCCCTGCTCGAGCGCGGCGATGATGGACATGACGGTCGAGAGGATCGTCGGAATGATCTTGAGCCAAGTCAGAAATACGGTCATTTGTTTGTTCTCCTAACGGACGGGAAATGTGAGCTTGAGCATGTCGAAGGCCTTGCTCACAATGGTTTTCAGCATGCCCGCGCGCTCGCGCCACGGGCGAAGGGCGTCGTCGATCGACTCGGCAGTGCCATGACGAGCCAGACGACGACCGGATTATGAAGAAGCGTGAGGATGTCCATGGATTGCTGCTCCTACCAGCCCTTCTCGAACCCGAAGCGGAACGTGGCTCGCGAGGTCAGGGTGCGAAGCGTCTGGGAGAGCGTGCCGGCCTGGGTAGCGACGGCGATGTCGTCCTTCTGCCAGGTGGAACTGGCCACGAGGTAGAGCCCGTCCAGCTTGAGGAACTTCGACACGTCCACGGCGCCCCAGCCGCCCAGGGCATACGAGGCGCCGACTCCGGCCGAGCCGACTGCCGCGCCGGCGCCAGTCTTCGTTCCGGCGAAGAAGCCGCCACGGTGGAGGATCACGGTATCGACGTCCACTCGCGCGGAGGTTGCGGCCGGCGCGTAATCGGTTGCTGCGCAGGCGTAGCTGGGCAGGCTAAGCCCCAGCAAGGTCACGTCCGGGTTCCGGTGGCAGGCTTCCGCCCAGCCACTCGTCTGCGGATTGCCGACCGATTGGAAGCCGAACCCAACGCCAGCGAAGTTGTTCTGGAGGCCCGAGAGGTCGGTCAGCGTGGACGCACTGGGCGTAGCCGTGGCGGGTGTCAGTGGAGTTTGCCCCGACGTGGGGAACACGGCGAGCACGAACAGGAGAAGAAGTGCTGCTGCACTGAAGAAACGATTATGCATTGGTGGATGCATCCTTTCTGGAAATGGTGATTTGGATGTTGATGGTTAGTCCGGAGAGCGCGCCAGAGAGCGCGTTCTGCAGGGCGGGAACGAGAGTCTTAGCGGCGTCGTCGACGGCGGACTGGACCGCTGCTTCAAGAACGGGCTGCAGCGCTGCTGCATCCGCTTTCGGATCAAAAATGGACATGGAACCTCCTAAGCTCCGGCATCAGGCCGCCATGAAGTTGGCATCGCCAAGGAAAAGCGCCCGTTCGCGCGCCCGGCGCGTTACCAGGCCGGGCAGCAGCGTGTTGCCGGCGCCATGGCACCACTTCGGGAACTCGTCGGCCGCGCCGGCGTAGATGCTGAGGTTCAGCAGGCGCAGCAGGGTCGATGGCACGCCAGATTTGAGCGTGATGATGCCGTCTTTCACGCCCTTGGCACCGGGCCCGACGTTAAAGACGATGGAGACCAACGCGTCAAACTGGTTTGGGGTGAGCGCGACCTTCACGTGCTCCTGCACAAGATTCTCTGCGTAGTGGATATCCTCACAGAGCCAGGCCGAGGCCTGCGCCGGCGTGCACGTCATGCCCAGCCGGACGCCGGAGGTGTGGCCGTAGCCGATGGTGGGAATCCCGGACGGGCACGGATAGGCTTTCAGCTCACAGCCCTCCGAGCCTTCGATCAGTCGAAAGCAATTCGCGGATGCGTTCATGATGTCTCCCTTATTTCGGTCTGGTTGCAGTGAGGCCCTTGCGCTGCCGGTAGCTGGCCGCCTGCATGAGGGTCTTCTGCGCTTCGATTTCGGTGGTATAGCCGGACTGCTGCTCCACTGTGTGTGTGACGCGCACTGCGATCCAGGCATGGTCGATCTCCGGCCGGAAGCCGGAGAGAATCAGCGGGCCTTCAGCACAGATCGTGGGATTGCCCTGCAGCGTGAGGCGCAGCAGCTCCGAGCCGCGATCGAGGCGTTGCACCCTTGACGTAGCTGCAGCCAGCGCCTCGTCGCTGTTCGGGTACTCTGCAGGGTCCGTATCGACCGTGTCTTCCTCTGTGGCGTCGTCGGAGGCTGCCTCCACGTACGTGTCCTGGGCCGCCTGCGAGTCGTGGTAGCGCGCCCGTGCACGCCTGTGCGAGCTGCGGCGTGTCAGCGTGGCAGACCAGCGCAAACAGTCGGTGGGCGCAATGTTCGTCGCTGGAATCGACTGGCCGGTTCCTCCGGACGCCGATGGCGCGACGCCGGCGTTGTGCTGAAAGACGATGATCTTGCCGCCCTGGATCTTCCAGCCGGCATTGACCAGCTCGAGCAGCACAGAAAGGTACTCGTTGTCGCTCTGACCGGTCTGTGCGCGGTGCGCGATCTGAATCGCGCCAATCACGGGATCGACTGCCGCGCCCAGATGGTTGCGGGCTGCGATCTTGGCCACAATGCCGGCGATCGTCAGCCCGCTGTACGTGTCGTTGTTACGTGCCTGGAGTCCGGAGATGGAGGTCGAGTTTGTATTCGCCACGGGCGCCGGCGTGTTGGCGCTACGTGCGCGGAGCGTCAGGCGCCGGTCCGGCCCTTCGATCTCAAGCTCGTCCACAATCCAGCGACCCATCGCGGACAGACCGGACTCCATGTAGCCCAGCGAGCACTCGATCGTCGCTCCGAAGGGCGGCAGCACGATTGCTGCGTCCCGGTCGTCGAGATCGATCTGTAACTGATCGGAGGTCACGCCGACCTCGTCCGTGATGCGCAGACGGATCAGGCGCGCCGCGATCTTCGATGTGAGATCCACATCGTTAGCCGTGATCTGAAATTGCGGAGTCAAATTAGCTCCAGAGTTTGATGCTCTGAATCTGCTGGGCCTGGTCGCTGAGGTCCGGAAGCGTGATAGTGATGCCTGCGGGCAAGAGCGGGCCTTGGCCAGCCAGACCAGGGTTCGCAGCCAGGATGGCCTCGGTGTAGCCCGCAGTGTCGCCGTAGAAGTTGTAGGCGATCGCGTCGATCATGTCGCCGGCCTTGGTGGTGTACTGCTGTGCCATGGCTATACGCTCCGGCCTGCCGTCACCATCAGGTTGCGAACCGTCTGAGAACTGACCTGGCTGACCTGTACGGCCGCGCCGATCTGAGAGAGCGATCCAGCAATGTCCGATCCGAACAGCGTCCGGATCCCGGTCTGCCCTATCCCGCTGGTGAGCAACCGGCTGATCGTGCCCACCGGATCATGGGAAATCCCGTTCTTCAGGCTCGAGACCGTCATAGACACCTGCGCGAGGACCGTTGTAGCTGCGGTCGCGTCTTTCTGGATCAACTGCACCTGGTGAATAGCCTTGGTGAGCGTCGACGCCGCGGCTTGCGGCGGGATCTTCGCCGCCTGAAGCGCCGGCGTCAGACTGCCCAGTTGCGAGGCCTTCACCGGCGGCAAGACGCCAGACGGCGAAGCAGGAATGTCCGGCGGCGTGATCAACGTCGCGCCCTGCGTGCCCAGGATGTTGTACCAGGTCGAGGAGACGT